GTTTATATTCCGGTTTTATGATTCGATGGGGTCGAAATCATCACTGAGAATTTGGATATATTCCACTCGTTCGAGGGAAAGATTAGGCATCCAGTTAAGGACACGTTTGCACGCTGACCTAATCTTGTTCGTCCACAATTCAAACACTTCGTCGCTATGCAATGCCAGTTCATGGCATGCCAAGGTGACGTTTGTTTTTGTTACGTCAACAGGTGATTTACCTTTCTTTACCCAATAGGGCGTCTCAAGCACTGTGTCTAGAGTTAGCGGGGCAACCCAGCGATTGAGTTTAGGTTCATACCTGAATCCTCTCTTTAAGAAAGTGATCTGGTCAATAGGGCGAGTGTTTGAAAGTTCTCGTGTGAGATCTTTCGTCTCATCAGTGTATCCCATACCAATTTTTGCAAACAGGTCGGGAAGTGTGTTTTGATTTAATTTTTCCTCACATTCTGCCGGGATGGCAACAATGTGGTCGTCTCCGTAGGTCACCATTTTCAGGCGCCTACACTGTCGGTCGATGTCGGGTCCAGTTAGATTCAATGCATCACATGCAAGGTATCGGAACACCAAGTTCACGTAAATTGAATTTACGATAGCGGTTAGATAGTGGCCGCTTGGCAAAGAGTGAGTCCATGCATATAGCTGGTCTTTTGCCAGGTGAACTGAGTGCACTAGGTCGTGGAAAAGCACATCACGTATATCATTATGTTTTGGTTCAAACCCTTCCAGGTCTTGTGCCAAATCATTCAATACAATGCGTGCTCCATCGAGAATCTGAGTAAGCAAGCTTGAATCAAAGTTCTCGAAATCTCCTGCTACCATCGCTGTCGAATTCTGTTGCAAGTGCTTGACAATCAAGTCCCACTCTTCTGAGTAGACATTGACGCCAACACAAATTCCAGATCGTATGCGATTACGTGTCAAGAGACCCACAATGCCTTGGTAATACATCTTACATGCAATGTAGTAGTCTTGGCTGCAAGCTGAAAACACTCTGGTCTTCCACCACTTCTGTTTCGGCTTGCGCTCATCTTTCAATGTGTCAATGAACACATGGTTAGATCGTGTATTGGACTCTGCCAGTGACACGGTTTCTTCCACG